ACCCGAGCAGCTGCATCACAATCCAAACCACTACAAAAAACCGGCAGCACAAGTTATGTGATGCATAGAGAAGAAGATGAAAAATGAAATATCTATTACTCTTATTAATAGTTGGTTGTTCCACAACTGTGCCAGTTACAATAAAATTTCCCGAATCTCCAGGCAATATTGCGATGACTCCTTGTCCACAATTACAAAAAATCAAAGAAGATGCCAAGTTAAGTGACCTTACAAAAACTGTTACAGTAAACTATGGAACATACTATGAATGTGCTGTGAAAAATGATGCATGGATTGAATGGTACCAAAAACAAAAACAAATTTTTGAAAGTGTAAAATAATGGAACTAACAAAAGAACAATTAAAACAATTACTTCCTAAAAATCCATATATTGACCATTGGCATCACGCTTTGGCAATTTTATTGCCCGATTATGATATCAATACTCCACAAAGAATGGCATCTTTCATAGCACAATGCGCTCATGAATCTAATAGTTTTACTGCTCTCAAAGAAAATTTAAATTACAAACCAGCATCTTTACGCAAGTTGTTTGGTAAGTATTTTCCAAACGATGAGATTGCACAAGAATATGCATCTAAACCAAACAAACAAGAAGCAATTGCAAACCGAATCTATGCAAACCGTATGGGTAATGGTAATGAAGCCTCTGGTGATGGTTATAAGTTTTGTGGTCGCGGATTGATTCAGTTGACTGGTCGTGATAACTATACCTTCTTTGCAGGTAGTTTAAGTATCACTGTAGAAGAAGCATCTGAATATCTACAGACATTTGAAGGTGCAGCACAATCCGCTTGTTGGTTTTGGGAAACAAATAATTTAAACAAAGTAGCTGATGCTGGTGATATCATCAAAATGACAAAGATCATCAATGGCGGAACAATTGGTCTAGATGACCGCATCAAACATTACGAACATGCATTACATGTTTTTGGAGTATAACATGAAAAAAATTATATTAATACTTGCGTTATTACCATGTTTAGTCTTTGCACAAAAACAAAAAGACGGTGTGATATATGATGCAATCATAACCCGTGTAATTGACGGTGATACAGTAGCATTTAATGCACCATTTTTGCCCGCACCCTTGAAGCCTGAACTTTCTATTAGAGTTTTTGGTGTAGATACTCCAGAAAAAGGATTTAGAGCAAAATGTACAAGTGAAGATGTAAGAGGCCAAGCTGCAACATCTTTTACAAAATCTCAAGTTAATTCAGCGACCAAAAGACAAATTGTTTTAATGGATTGGGATAAGTATGGTGGTCGTGTTTTGGGTGACATATTGTTGGACGGAAAAAGTCTACGTATGATGTTAATTCAACAAGGTTATGCTCGTGAATATTACGGCGAAGCAAAAACCTCTTGGTGTGAATAAGGAATAAACATGTCAGATAAAAAACTTTTATATTTAGCGTTTGCGATGATTCTTTTGCCGTTATCGCTTGCTTTTTTCGGTGGTGATAGATTCCGTTATCCGTGTCAGGATCCTGATAATTGGGACAAAGATTTTTGTAAAATGCCAAAGTGTGATGTGACAAGAACTTGTCCTGAACACATTTTCAAAGGTCAACGTGATCCAAGATTGGGACCAGATACTCCCAAAATTGTAACACCATCTTCAACACAATGCACTACAACATCTCAAGGAGCTAACTGTGGAAAATAATAATTTCATGTATACAGAAGAACAGTTGATGGCCCGACTGAAATTCTTCATCGGTATTTGTTTATCATTTACCCTTGTTGGAATTGTTTTCGTTGTTCTTTATTCTATTATCTTCGTTACACAACCATTGAACGCTATCAGTCCTATCGACCAAAAGTTCTTTGAGTTGATTATTCCTATAGCTACATTCTTGACTGGCACTCTATCAGGAATTATGTTGGCAGGTGGGGATAAAGATGCACAGAAAGCTGCACTACAAGCAGCAACTTCTGGTTGGACAAACAAACCAGCAACACCACCTGCAACTCCAATGAGTTCACCAATGGGTGGTATGGGTATGCCACCAAGACCAATGGGTATGGGTGGAAATACATCACAGTTTACTGGTTCATTTGGTGGCAATACAAGTCAATTTACTGCAACACCAACAGCATCATATGGTCTTGAGCCAGGAGATCCTGTAGCAAGAAATACAAGAAACGATTAATAAATGAACTGGTTTAATAGTATGTTATGTGATGGAGTCAATGGCTCTGTCTCAAGCAAAAGAGTTATAACTCTATTGGCATTTTTAGTTTGTGCATTCGCAATGATTGCAGACATCTTTGGCTATAAAGTTACACCTGCTTTGTTTGAGTCCATGATATACATCGTGATTGCAGGGTTAGGATTTACTGCATCTGAAAAGTTTGCTAAAAAGGAATAAAGTATGTATCAATATAGAGCGAAAATATTAAAGGTGCTTGACGGAGACACAGTTGATATCGATTTAGATTTAGGTTTTAATATTGTTTTAGCTAACCAACGTGTTCGCATGGCAGGTATTGATACACCAGAATCAAGAACTACTAATGCAGAAGAAAAAGTTCGTGGTCAACTTTCCAAGAAAAAATTGGCAGAGAAATTACCTGTTGGTTCTTATGTGATTATTGAAACACAAAAACCTGACAGCAACGATGACAAGTTTGGTAGGATCCTTGGTATTTTTATTCTTGAAGATGGTACTCGTGTCAATGAGTGGCTAATCAAAAATAATTACGCTGTTCCATACAAAGGTGAGAACAAAGAATTGACCCAAGCAGAACATCAGGCTAATAAAAAGATTTTAATCGAGCGTGGCGAATTAAAAGCATGATACACCCAGCAGATCTCTGGGTTTGGTATTTTCTACAAATCTGGTATCTTCCGTATCGACTAGCAGGTAGCGTTGATACAGTCTGTAAAACTCCAAATTTAGTCTTAAAATAACCCTACAAACTGTAGGGTCTTTCTAACCCCTCTCCAGTAGAGGGGTTTTTTCGTTGTTTTTTTGCAAAACTGGGGGTTTACAATAATTCAGAACTGCTGTATAATAGTCTTATGATGATTGAAAAAGGAAATAAAATGATTGATGTGAAAGTTGGTGACGTGATTCGTGCTTATGACTTCAAACCTATGAATGGTCGTGGCGATTGTTTTGTTGAAGGTGTGGTTGAGCAAGTCAAATGCACTGAACAATATTTCAATGCTTACAAAATTACTGTTCATACTGATGTATTTGATGGTAAAAAACAAAGAGGAGTTCGTACTTCTCGCATCGGCAAAATTGTTTTTGTACCCCATGAAGTTTCTTTCATGGAATATGCTGGTCGTGTTATTAACTTGTCGAGGTAATTATGATTAGACTTGTTATTGGTTTTTTGTTGGTGTTCGGTGCAGTTGGTGGTATGGATAATGGAACTGATGCACAACTACCATATCAAATTGCACTGGCTGTTGTTGGTTTGATTCTTATGTATCTTGGTGTTCTTAAAATGGAGAAAATATGAGTAAGATGGCAGAGTTGTCGTTGGATATTGAAGACTTGTTGTCAGAAGGTATGTCACCAAAATTTATTGCAGTGACATTGAATTGTCCGATTGAAATGGTTTATGATGTAATCGAACAGCGTGAGTGTTTAGAATTAGAAAAGCAGTATGAAATGTTGTCGTATGCCGATGAGATGGCAAATGACGATGCACAATATTATGGAGCGTAATTATGAATAATAAAATTGAATATCGTGGTCAAACTTTTGATCGCAGTCATGGTAGTCCCTTTGATCGTGGTGCAGCTGATAGCTGGTATAGTCGTCCGCAAGATCCACACTGGTATCCTGAGGGATCTTATCGTGGTAACCGAGTTGAATCTAAAGACATGAGCATTGCAGAAATGCGTGCGTACTTTATGGGTTACGAATACAACGAACAGTTTGGTGATAAGAAATCATGGGAATAAACCTACAACAGTTTCAGTGTCGTGGCGAACGAGCATTGTACAAAAATATTCCTATCAGTTTACTTGCAGAAGTGCAGGCACAGTTGAAAAAGAATTTTAAAGGACTCCGCTATAGGTTTCGTGGTCCAAGGTATGATGCAATGGCATTGACATGTTTAAAACGAGACGCTGAAAAATTTTCAGTTTACATTCGATGATAAAAGTCTTAATGGAGGGATATCCGTGGCAAGACTTTAAACTAGCCAAAACAGCAGTCTACATCTACAGGTCGTTGCGTCCTTTGACTGAGAGACTATAAAGAAAGAGTCATAAACTGATGCAGTCTATTTTTGCTGGTTACAGACTATAAAGAAAAACCAGCACTAATTTTGAAGGAGTTGTTATGTTGGCATATTGTGATTACATCGCTAAAGTGATTAGCGAATCAATGAAGAAAGACTCGACTAATAATCGTATGTCTTACATTGATAATGTTGGGAAGATTCAGTGGGATCTCGGAGAGAAGGGAGAATTCCTTTCTACTAGAAAGACCATGACTGTCGTGGACAGAAATGGAAAATGTTATCGTGTGACTATAGAGGAAGTTAAATGACTGAAATTTTGAAATGGGTTGGAACTGCATTGACGATTGCTGGTGCAGTTGCAACATCTTTGGCTTTAGATCCATTGAATGTGTATCTGTTCAATGCTGGTGCTGTAACGTGGCTTGCAGCTGCAATAAGAATGAAAGAGAAAAGTCTTATTGTGGTAAATGCAGGTTTGTTGGCAGTTTATATCTTTGGGGTTATCTACAGACTGCAATAATAAAATAAGTTGACATTAAAATGAAAGTAGTGTATAATTCAATTAAACCTAGAAATCCTGTTGCTAAGGATTTGCGCACTCCTAAGTATCGTATGAGAAAAGTGGAGTCTAAGGTTCAGTACACTCGTCAACCTAAGCACAAGAAAGGTGGTTATGAATATTGATATTGAGATTAGTAGACCCGATCTTTATCGGACTATCAGAGTTAAGTCCCACGACTATGACCTAGTCGAGTTTACAATCAGACAAGTTTCCTATGATAATAATGGGAAAGAACTTACAAACAGTGGGTATACTACATTTTATTCTTCAAAAGAATTTAAAGATTTTTTCCAACCATTAATTAATGAATTAAAAGTGAGATTTGATAATGACATTCCAAACAGTACTCAAGAATGAAAAAGAGTTTGAACAATTCAAAGAGTGGACATATGGACTACTACGAGATGCAAACGCAAAAGATCTGTGCATTACTTTTACCAAAAAAGACGGAACTGAAAGAAAAATGTTTTGCACTCTCAGCGAGGGAAGAATACCTACAGACAAGATGCCCAAAGAAGAAAGCACGAGTAGCCAGACTTCTGGATCCGCAGTTCGGGTCTTTGATACAGAAAAACAAGAGTGGAGATCCTTTCGTTGGGACTCCGTAATTAAAGTGGAATGTTCGCTATGAAAACTATTATTGCTATGTTTGGTGTCACTGTTGGTGTCATCATTATTATCGCATTGGCAGTTCTCCTGCCAATTCTATACATCTGGGCACTGAACACATTGTTCCCTTTGCTCGCAATTCCCTATTCGTTAGAGACTTGGTCTGCAGCAGTTTTGATGCACATCTTCTTCTCAAAATCAATTGAAATTAAAAAGGATAAAGAATGAATTACGTATTGACACCTGAACAGAAAAAAGATCTGCAGAAAGCCATTCATGAAATTAGTAACTCAATGGTGCGAACTGAAGCAGAACGTGATTTGATTAAGGAAATTGTCAAGGAACAATCTGACCAGTTGCAAATTCCAAAGAAAATTATTAACAAGATTGCTAAAACTTTTCATAAGCAAAGTTTGCACCAAGAAGTAGCAGACCATGAAGACTTCGTTGAATTGTATGAGAAAGTAACAAGTGCAAATTCATCACAGAATCCCAAGCAACCCTAAAACTAAACTTCTTTACTTACAAGGTGCGACATGGAGAACCAAATCCATGTTCGATCTTGATTGTGAAGAAGATAGTTTTTGTGATATGCTTGTTGAGGATGGTATCGAGACATTCACTTTCGATATACCATTTAGTAATCATGATGATGTATTCAAAAATGTCACGAATATTATTAAAGAAAATAC